GCGCTTGCAACGAAGTTTGCAGACCTCGAAGTCAAGCTCGGCAAAACCGCTGATCACAGCCAACAGCATCGCCCTCAGGTCACCGGTGGCGAAAACCAAGTGCTGACCCAGTTCTGACCCCAGCCTTTCTTCGGAGAACCCTATGCGCAATGAAACTCGTCAGGCCTATACCGGCCTTCTGCAACAAGTCGCCAAACTCAACGGCGTCAGTTCGGCGGCTGAATCCTTCACAGTCACCCCTTCGGTGCAACAAAAACTGGAAACCGCCATTCAGGAGGCCAGCGACTTCCTGAAGAAAATCAACGTCATCGGCGTGGACGAAAAGGACGGTGAAGCCATCGTCCTCGGTGTCGGCAGCTCCATCGCCGGTCGAACCGACACCAGCCAAAAAGCCCGTACTCCGCGTGATGTAAATGCGCTGACGAAGGACTCCTACAGCTGCAAAAAGACCGACTTCGACACGGCAATCCCCTATGCCCTGCTCGACGCCTGGGCCAAGTTTCAGGACTTCCAGGCACGCCTGTCTGGCGCCATCGTTGAACGGCAGTCGCTCGACCGCATCATGATTGGTTTCAACGGTACCAGTGCGGCCGCAGACACCAATCGCGCCACCAACCCTCTGCTGCAGGATGTCAACGTCGGCTGGGTTCAGAAGTACCGCACCAATGCCCCGGAACGGGTGATGAGCGAAGGCGCGGTCGCGGGCAAGGTCACGATCGGTGCCGGCGGCGATTACAAGACTCTCGATGGCCTGGTCTATGACGCCATCCAGTTGCTCGACCCATGGCACCGCAAGCGCCCGGATTTGGTGGTGCTGGTCGATCGCAGCCTGCTGCACGCCAAGTTCCTGGCCAACATCGAAGGCGCCTCGGACAACGAGAATGAACTGGCTGCGTCTCAGATCATCGCCAAAGCTCGCCTCGGTGGTCTGCCGATTGAAGATGCCCCGTTCTTCCTGGACAAGGCGATCATGGTCACCACCCTGAAGAACCTGTCGATCTACTGGCAAATCAGTGCCCGTCGCCGTCACATCAAAGACGAGCCGGAGTGGGATCGCATCGCGGATTACCAGTCTTCCAACGACGCCTACGTCATCGAGGACTTCGGTCTGGGTGCCGTGGTCGAGAACATCGAAGAGGCATAAGCCATGGCGCTCTCACTCGCTCAGCGCCACCGGCTCCGCGTTCTCGCGGAGCTGGAGGCCGCCGCCACATCCCCCTTGACGACCATGGCCGGTGCCACCGCCTATGAACTGCAGCTGGCACAACTAATTCAGGATCGTCTACGCCTGAAGAACATCCAGGGCAACGAGGCCAAGGCCAAGCTCAAAGTTCAGTTGCTGCCGACCTACGAGCCCTATGTTCAAGGGGTGTTGGCCGGCGGCAACGGTGCCCAAGACGAAGTGATGACCACCCTCATGGTCTGGGCCATCGATGCGGGGGCATTCCCGGACGCCCTGAAAATCGCCAGCTATGTGCTCAAGCACAACCTGATCATGCCCGATCGTTTCGCTCGTACCACCGGTTGCCTGATCGCCGAAGAGGTGGCCGAAGCAGCCCTCAAAACACAGAAGGCCGGCGGCGAGTTCGACCTGCAGACACTGCTCGAAACTGAGAAGCTCACCCGCGAACAGGACATGCCCGACGAAGCCCGCGCCAAGCTGCATCTGGCCATTGGCCGCGTGTTGGCCACCCAGGTACCAGATGAGACCGTGAGCTCGGAGCAGCTGGAAACACTCAAGGCTGCCCGCGACAACCTCACCCGTGCCATCGAGCTGCACACCTCCTGCGGCGGCAAAAAGGATCTAGAGCGCGTTGATCGGCTCCTGAAAAAACACGCTGGACATGCCAGCTAACCGAGCGTTCCCACGCAACCCCGGCGGCTCGGGGCGGATCAGCGGTTGACTCCTTACCGCCTGTGAAGCAACGACCACCGCCGACCTATTCGAGCGACAAGCATGAGCGGATTCATCGCCGGCGGCATTCCAACGACCGCCTTCCCGATCGGCAACGGCACCTTCTGGCCAGAGATTGACGGCCAGCATTTGCGCGCCGCCATGCGTATCACTGATGCCGTCACTGACGATCGCCTCGAGGTCGCGACTGTCAACGCCATGATCGAGGCCAACCGGGAGCTTGCAGGCTACCGGACTACCCAGCAGGCCTCGGGCTTTGCCACTTTGACCGACGTCCCTGCTGAGAAAATCAAAAGCGAAAGCCAGCTACTGCACCTTTACCGCCGAGTCATTTATTGCAGCGCGCTGGCCGAGCTGGTGGAGCGCTACAGCAGTTTTGATGCGACCAATAGTGGCGAGAAGAAGGTCACCGAGGAAGAAAGCAGCGCCGACCAATTGCGTCGAGATTCGCGCAAGGCACTGCGTAGCCTCCTCGGTATCAGCCACACCACCGTGGAGCTGCTGTGATGGCCGCCGTCCATGCGCAACAAGGCGAAACGGTCGATGCCATCTGCTGGCGAATCTACGGCCGTACCGCAGGCGTCACCGAGGCCGTGCTCGATGCCAATCCTGGACTGGCCGACCTCGGCACGATGCTGCCGCACGGCACCTTGGTGCAGTTGCCGGAGGTGGCCCCCCAAGCAGAACAACGACAGATGGTGAATCTATGGGACTGATTCAACGCCTCACCCCCCTTGGCATTCACCAGCTTCCCACCCTCAACCCTGGACTGCGGAATGAAGTGCATGCCTGACAAACCGGATACCTGGGCCTGGCTCGCGAGCTGGCTCGAACAAAACTGGCCCGCCCTTTACGCCGGTGGCCTGGCCTTCGTTATTGCTGCGCTACGCATCATGTATGGCGGCGGCACCCTGCGCCGCGTAGCGCTGGAGGCCCCTCTATGTGGCGCGTTGGCTCTGGCTGGCAGCCATGGCTTGTCCCTGTTGGGTATTCCTGCGACGACCAGCCCATTTTTCGGCGGTGTCATTGGGCTGCTCGGCGTAGAAGGCACCCGAGCACTGGCCAATCAATTCTTCAAGCGTAAGGTGGACCAAGTATGACGACCCTTCGCCATGGCGATCGCAACCAGGATGTTCGCGTGTTGCAACAACGCCTCAATCTGGTAGGTGCCTCCCTGTTCGTGGACGGCCTGTTTGGTGATGCCACCGAAAACGCGGTGCGGGCCTATCAATCGAAGATGGGACTGGTCGCTGACGGTATTGCCGGTCGCAAGACGCTTGGTGCACTGATCGGTGATGACTGTTCCGCGCTACTGCGCAATGCCACGCTGATGGCAGCGGCTGAGCGCCTGGGTGTCGAACTGGCGGCCATCCTCGCCGTCAATGAAGTTGAAAGCATGGGCGCCGGCTTCCTCGACAACGGTAAACCCAAGATTCTCTACGAGCGGCACATTATGTACCGCCAGCTCGCCCGTCCGCGCATGCCGGAAGATGACGCGACCGCGCTGCAGGCCCACGCCGATGAGCTGGCCACCAGCCAACCCAACCTGGTCAACCCGCGTGCCGGTGGATATGCCGGCGGTACGGCCGAACACCAACGGCTGGCACATGCCCGGCTGATTGATGACACCTGCGCGCTTGAGTCGGCCAGTTGGGGTGCCTTCCAGATCATGGGCTTTCACGCTGTCCGCCTGGGCTATTCCAGCGTGCAGGATTTTGCCGCCCGTATGGCCAAAGACGAAAACGAGCAATTCGAAGCGTTCGTGCGTTTCCTCGAGGCCGATCCGGCACTGCTGAAGGCGCTCAAGGCAAAAAAATGGGCTGTGTTTGCCAAGGGTTATAACGGCCCCGATTACCAACGCAATCTGTACGACATCAAGCTGGAGCGCGCCTATCAACGGCATGCCGCCGGCTGCCCCGTGCCGGAGGCCGCATGATCGATTTCGACGCAGTGCAACGACTGAACGTCCAGGACGGCGATCTGCTGGTGGTGCCACCGGATAGCGATCAGCACGACATGGAGCTGCTGATCAATGCGCTTTACGTCCAAATGCCGGGCCGCAAGGTGATCCTCATTCGCGGCCCGGTGCAGCAGCTGGATGTCGGCGACATGAACAAGCTCGGCTGGTATCGCGCATGAGTACGCTGCGCCAGGCTCTGTATGGCTTCGCCTTGCTTGGCGCCCTGGCGCTATTGATTTGGGATCAGGAGCAGCGCATAGCGATCGCCGACAAGAACACCGAGCTGGCAGAGAAAAACCTCAAGACTGCCCGTGACGAAGCTGGTCGTAATCTGGAGACCGCGAACAGCCTGCGCGACACACTGCAACAGGAGCGCATCGCGCAGGCCAGTCTGCGCACCCAGCAGGATCAACTGCGCCAGGGCCTGGCCAACCGTGAACGAACGATCGAGGCATTGAAGCGTGAAAACACCGAACTACGTGATTGGGCTGACCAGCCTTTGCCTGATGCTGCTCGCCGGTTGCGCGAGCGCCCCGCCATCACCGGCTCCGACGCTTATCGTCAGTGGTTGTCCGGCCGTGGTGCCGTGCCACCTGCCGGCAACAACACCGAACAGTAACGGCGCCTTGCTCACCGATCAGGACCGAGCTGAGGCCGCTTGGGCGGACTGTGCCGCTCAGGTCGATATGGTTTACCAACACCAGGTGCAACATGAACAAACCCGATAGTCTCCGAGCCCATCTGCTGGCCGCCATTCCAGAGCTCAAGCACAACCCCGACCGCCTGTTGATCTTCATCGACAACGGCAAGATCCGATGCACCGCGGCTGCCGGCCTGTCCTTCGAATATGCCTACGACTTGCAGATCATCCTGACCGACTTTGCCGGCCACCCTGACAGCGTGATGCTGCCATTACTGGGCTGGCTGCGCGTGAACCAGTCGGAGCTGCTGGCCAACCTGGAAAAGTCCGCCCAGGGCATCAAGTTCGAAGCCGATGTCATTGACCACAGCAAGGTCGACATGAGCCTGACCTTGCCGCTGACCGAGCGTGTCATCGTGAAGAAACAGGACGATGGCACCTTCACCGTCAAACATGCTGCCGAACCGCAGTACACGCCCTACGAGCAGATCGACGGCCCGATCCAGGTATTTGCCGATGGCCTGCTGGTTGCCGAATGGCAGTCGCCACAACCGACCGATGCCGTGGCATTGGCCAGCCCGCATCCGCAGCGCCCCGCCAATGAGTGATCTGCAAGCCTTGGAGGATTGGGCCGGTCTGCTGCTGCACCGTATCGAGCCGGCAGCCCGCACATCCTTGGCCCGCTCAATCGCGCAGCAACTGCGTCGCAGCCAACAGCAACGGGTGACATCACAGCGCAATCCAGACGGCAGCCAATACACTCCGCGCAAGCCACGCGACCTGCGTGGCAAGCAGGGCCGCATCCAGCGCAAACTGAAGATGTTTCGCAAGTTGCGCACCGCCAGTTACCTCAAGGCCAAAGGCGACAGCAACCTGGTCAGCGTGGGATTCACCGGACGCATCGCACGCATCGCCCGCGTGCATCAGTACGGCCTGAAGGACCGCGCCGAACGGGGCGCCCCGGATGTGCGTTATGAGCAGCGGGAAGTGCTGGGCTTCACCGATGCCGATATTGAATTGATCCGCGACACCCTACTTTTGCACTTAACGCGCTGACGTTGCTGATTGGCACAAAGAAACTCGATTCCAATTTGATGCAAGAGTAGGTAAAACTCCCAGCGATGCATCCCATTAGATGCAAGTAGGATTAATCAATTGGATAGGGAGCCACGGCGATATGCGCAAAACTTTTCAGGCGCACTGCCCTCGCTGCAACGGCGAGAGAAAATGCGAGATTCATGGTGCTCTAAATCTCCCCTGGGAATGGTCAGACGGTCGCAACTCAGTAAATGGACAGGTTGATCACAAACTAGCCCGGTGCTGTGGCTGCGAACAAGTTTTTTATCATAAAAGTAGCTGGGACTCCGAAGACTGGGACTTTGGCTACCATCCAGTCACAGGCGAAGAAATCGTTATCAATCCATCCAAAACTCTTACGTACCCAGCTCCCGAAAAAAAGAAGCCAGACTGGATTTGGGACATAGCTAAAATTGACCCTCAACTTCAGTCGATCCTAGAAGAGACATATCAGGCTTATGAAGCGAGCTCTTTTATCCTCGCCTCTGTTGGGCTGCGAACTGCTTTTGATCGATCTACCGAGATCCTCAAAATTGATCCGGGACTTTCACTGGAAGCGAAGGTAAAACAACTTTTTAATGATGGTTTCATCGGTGAAACGGAAGCAAAGACGCTAGGGGTCGTCGCAGACGCTGGGAGCGCCGCTGCTCACCGGGCTTGGTCACCAACTCAAAAAGAATTTCAAACCCTCCTAACTACGCTTGAACAGTTCATACATCGGACTATCGTGAGCGGAAAAGCCGCCCTAGGCATCGCGAGCAATATTCCACCTCGCCCTCCTCGTCCGCCTAAGAAGCCAAAGACGCCAACGCCATCAACGCCATCAACGCCATAAATCGTAAAATTCACTTGTAGCGTTACACCATACAACTCAGGAAAGCTGCGCTCACGTGCGCGTAACGCCACCATCGGCGGCATGAACAATATCGCCGCCCTCTCCCGCCTGATCGAAAACCTCATCCGCTTCGGCACCGTCGCCGAAGTGCAGATGACGCCGCCGCGCGTGCGTGTGAAAACCGGCGATCTGCTCACGACCTGGCTTCCGTGGATGGCGGTGCGAGCAGGCCTAGACCAGGACTGGGATCCACCCACCGAGGGCGAGCAGGTCGTGTTGCTCAGTCCATCAGGACAACTCGCCAACGGCGTGGCCCTCACCGGAATTTTTAGCGCCGCACATGCCGCCAACGGCGATCGTGCAGGCCTTCAGCGCCGCACCTACCGGGACGGCGCGGTCATCGAATACGACTGCATTGCCCATCACCTGCGCGCCGTGCTGCCCGAGGACGGAACCAGCGAACTGATCAGCAAAGGAGGTATTCACATTGTCGGCCCGATCACCCATGAGGGCGACTACACCCAAACCGGCAATCAGCACGTCACCGGCAAGGTCACCGTTTCGGAAGACGTGATCGCCGCCGGTATCAGCCTGGTCAACCACCCTCATGGCGGCGTTAAGGCTGGCCCCGATCAGTCAGGCAAACCCTTATGAACCGAGAAACCGGCAGCGCCATCGGCAATCTGGAACACATCCGCCAATCAATTACCGACATCTTGAGCACCCGTATCGGTACCCGGGTTATGCGCCGCGAATACGGCAGCTTGCTGCCCGAGCTGGTGGACCAGCCCTTCAACGACGCCACGCGGTTGCGTGTGTATGCCGCCACCGCTATGGCCTTGTTGCGCTGGGAACCCCGTATCAGCCTGAGCCGCGTGCAGTTCAGTGGCGTCAGCTTGCAGGGTGAGGTTGTCCTGGAGCTGGAAGGAAGCGAAGTCGACACCAATCAGCAGCACAACCTGAGTATCCCGCTGCAACTGGGGGCCAGCGTATGAACACTTTTGTCCCGATCGACCTCAGTCAGCTCCCGCCGCCTCAGATCGTTGAGCAAATCGACTATGAATTGATCCTGGCCGAGCGCAAAGCCTATGCCATCAGCTTGTGGCCGGCCGAAGAGCAGGCGGTAATCGCCGCCCGCCTTGAGCTGGAGTCGGAGCCACTGACCAAGCTGCTCGAGGAAAACGCCTATCGCGAGACCATCTGGCGTCAACGCGTCAACGAAGGCGCCGTAGCCAACATGCTTGCCCTGGCCCAGGGCGCCGATCTGGAAAACTTGGCGGCGAATTACAACGTCGAACGCCTGGTGGTGCAGATCGGTAATCCCAGCGCCGTGCCACCGATCCCCGAAGTGCTGGAGAGCTACGACAGTTTGCGCGAGCGCGCCCAAATGGCCTGGGAAGGCCTAAGCACCGCTGGCCCGCGCAACAGCTACATCTTTCACGCCCGCGCCGCTGACGGCCGAGTGGCCGATGCCACAGCGGAAAGTCCAAGCCCCGCTGTGGTAGTGGTCACAGTGCAATCCTTGCTGGGCGACGGCAGCGCAGATGCGGACGTGCTCGGTATCGTCAACGCCTACCTAAGCGACGAAGACCGCCGGCCTGTGGCAGATCGTTTGACCGTGCAGAGCGCGACCATCGTTCCCTACCAGGTCAAGGCCACGCTGTATCTAAAAACCAGCGGCCCTGAGTCCGAGCCGATCCTTGCCGCTGCCAACCAACGCTTGCTCGCCTACGTGCATCAACGTCGCCGGCTGGGCATGGAGGTTTCTGAATCAGCCATCCACGCTGCGCTGCACGTGGAAGGTGTTCGCAAGGTCGAGCTGGATGCCTGGACCGATATCGCCGCCACTCCGTACCAGGCGCCGTATTGCACTGCAATTACGCTCAAGCAAGGTGTCGAGTAATGGGTGCCGCGTCGCTGTTGCCGCCCAATGCCAACAAACTGGAACGCCTGGCCGCTGAAGCACTGGCGCAAATTCAGCGCACGCCCATTCCGCTGCGCCAACTTTGGAACCCAATGGCGTGCCCGGTCGACCTTCTTCCGTACTTGGCTTGGGCCTTTTCGGTCGATCGCTGGGACTACCGGTGGAGCGAGGCTACCAAGCGTGCGGCCATCCGTTCGGCGTACTACATCCACTCTCGTAAAGGGACCATCGGCGCCCTGCGTCGCGTCGTTGAGCCGCTGGGCTACTTGATCGAGGTGTTGGAGTGGTTCGAGACCGTTCCTGAAGGTGTCCCCGGCACGTTCGCTTTGAAGGTGGGAGTGCTGGAAACCGGCATCACCGATGAGATGTACCAGGAGCTGACTTTTCTCATCGATGACGCTAAGCCCCGCAGCCGGCACCTGACAGGACTAGCCATCAGCCTGGAAACCACAGGCCGCATGTACCTAAGCGCCTCGGTTTCCGAAGGCGATGAAATTGACGTTTATCCGCCCGATCCGCGAGACATTGAGGTCTCAGGGGTGATCGGTCGCGGAGGACGTGAAACCACTATCGACACTCTGGATGTTTATTCATGATCGATTCGAACTCACAGTTTTACGCCATCCTGACGAATGTGGGGGTCGCGAAGCAGGCCAATGCCAACGCCTTGGGGATTGCCTGGAAGATCACCCACATGGGCGTGGGTGATGCCTACGACACCGACCCCCAGCCCAGCGCAACCCAAAAGACGCTGATTAACGAATGGCGGCGCGCGCCACTGAATCAGCTGATCCAAGACGCGACCAATCCGGCAATTATCATTGCCGAACAGGTCATTCCGGCAGAGGTCGGGGGCAAGTGGATTCGGGAAATCGGCCTGTACGACGCGGACGGTGATCTAGTCGCTATTGCCAATTGTGCGCCGTCGTTCAAACCGCTGTTAGCGCAAGGCTCTGGCCGCACGCAAGTGGTGCGGATGAACCTGATTGTCAGCAACTCGGCCAGCGTCGAGCTGAAAATTGATCCCGCTGTGGTATTGGCGACCCGAGAATTTGTAACCTCGGAGCTGGCCAAGCAGGACTTTAAAAGTTCGGTGCTGGTGTGTACGCCGGGCAATATCACGTTGAGCGGTTTGCAGACGATTGATGGCGTGGCGGTCACGGCCGGCAAGCGCGTCCTGGTCGCCAAGCAAACCGCAGCAAAAGATAACGGCATCTGGGTGGCGGCTGCCGGGGCGTGGGCTCGGGCGGCTGATGCCGACAAGTCGGAGAGGGTAACTGCGGGGCTGCTGGTGCATGTCGAGCAGGGCACGTTGTACGGTGATAGCGGCTGGCAACTGGTCACCGATGGCGCTCTGTCCCTGGGCGTGACGTCGCTGAGCTTTGAAATGGCTTGGGGCCGTACCGG